AGGCAAGATGAATTTTACTCGGTTTTGCCGTTTTTTTGGGTGCCAGAGGAAACGCTGCCACAACGAGTGAGGCGCGACCACGTGCCTTATGATATTTGGCATAAACAAGGACACATAAAAACGACCGAGGGCAATGTCGTGCATTATGGCTTTATAGAAAAATTTATTGAGGATTTAGGCAAAATATACGACATACGCGAGATTGCCTACGATAGGTGGGGCGCGGTGCAAATGAGCCAAAACCTAGAGGGCATGGGCTTTACAGTAATTCCGTTCGGGCAGGGCTTCGCAAGTTTGTCAAGCCCGACCAAGGAACTCATGAAACTCACGCTAGAGAAAAAGATCGCCCACGGCGGACACCCCGTCTTGCGCTGGAATATGGATAATGTTTTTGTCAAAATGGACGCAGCGGGCAACATAAAGCCGGACAAGGAAAAAAGCACGGAGCGCATAGACGGAGCGGTGGCTTTGGTTATGGCATTAGACAGGGCTTTAAGGAACGCAGCCAAGACAGGCAGCGTTTACGACGGGCGCGGATTGATTGTTTTGTAGGTAAAAAAAGAGGCAAAAAAAACCTAAAAAATCTTTGAAAAACTATGAAAATCCCCTTGACTAGCGGGACGGGTTTCCGTATCCTTGCCCTGCGTTCAAAAGGAGGGCGCAAGTAATGAAAAATAGAAAACAATACGAACTAATCGAAATTGACGGAGAATTTAAGGCGGCCGTGATTGGAAGCGACCCGCTTCAAATTTGCTACCTAATTGAGAGTCCGAAAACAAAAGAAGCCGCCCTTGATGAAATAAGGCGCATGAACGCGATATATTATTTATCGGACTATGCGCCCGAGGAGATAGCGGAATTTTGGCAAAGTATCGATATGGCACCTGTCAATGATTTTTTCAGTCAACTGCTAGGCTTGCCGATAAACCTAGAAAAACGCATAAGCGGCAGCGGCGGCAGCGTTTCCTTTTTGATACGGGACAATACGAATATCGCCCCGCTCAATGCAGTAACGGCGGCGGCTTGGAGTGAAATGTTTGTTTGCTCTTTTGGCGGCGGAATTAGCGCGGATAAAACAACGGGCGCGCTATTTTACTGGGCAAGCATAAACCTATCATACAAACATCACGGCGGCGGCTCAAACGGCGCAGAGATAGGACGGGTGCAATATAAACATAGTGCATGGGATATTAAGTCAGCTGAGGGGGGTCAAAGATAATGCAAAGCATAATGACGGACAAAATCGGGTTAGTAGTAAAAAACGACGGCGAGGGATTAAAGACCGCACTCGGACTAACCGAATTAAACCACACGGGCAACTTTAATTTTGAGGGCATACGCAATAAAGGCATAACGCTCAAAATTAAAACTGCACCAGTAGACGAGGACGGCAGCGAGATCGGCATAACAAGCATATATATTGACCCCGATATATCTATTAAGTTGTTAGCGACTTATAAAATGATAAAGGGTAATAAGGTTGTAGAAACTTGTTTTGATATTCCCATATCGCAAAAGCGGTATATGGAGCTTGCCAATATGAAAAAGGGCGAAAAAACCTACGAAACCATACGGGGAGTTTTAGAAAGATTTACGCACTTACAAGGATATAGCGAACTCGGAGCATGGAGCCTAGAATTTGAGATTTATCCCGAGGGGGGCGGCGAATAATGAAAAGATATTCAATAGTAGCAAAAGCCCAAAAAATCAGCCCGACCAATAATACAAATGTATCATGGGCTGGCGGGCAAGTAGACGCAAGTTTTATGTATTATTCACATATAGGAACGGCAATATCGATAGGGCGCAGGCTGGCAAAAGAGTGCGGATATAAGGTTGGAGAGATACGCATTGCGGATAATTACGACGACTTGCCGTTTGAGAGCGCAAAAGCGTTTGAGTTTAGCGGCGAAAGAGTTTTGATACAGGAGGACAAATAAAATATGAAAATATTAGAGATAACAAACTTATTAAAGGACGCAACAAAAGTAAAAGTACATTCAAAGTATCACTCGGACACAACAAATCAAATGTATATGATTGATACAACGGCGGGAGCATTGACAAGCGAAATGCTCGGCAACTACGAAAGATACGAGGTGCGCGACATACAATTTAAGCCCCCCAATATTTGGGTTCTATCAATAGACTAAAAAAATCAAACAACAAAATCAGCACGAAACCGCTTCAGTAATGAGGCGGTTTTTGCATTGGAGGAGGACGCTGCAAAAAATGAGATACCAACCAAGCAAGGACTATAAAAGCAATGACGCGGTTATGACGCCGTTTGAGCTTGCTGAAAAATTAGTCAAGCATTTTAACCCGAGCGGCAAAGGATTGGAGCCGTGCCGAGGGACGGGCAATATTTATCGGGCATTATTAGCGCACGGCAGCGGCGCGGCGGACTGGTGCGAGATAACCGAGGGCAAAGACTTTTTGGAATATGACAAGCGCGCGGATTTTGTTTTTACTAACCCGCCGTGGTCAAAATTAAAAGAGTTTTTGACGCAAAGCATGAGGATAACCGACAATATATATTTTTTAATCACTATAAATCATTTGTGGACTAAGGCACGGCAAAAACTCATAAAGGCAAACGGCTTTTATATAAAAGAGGTTTGCTTATTTGATACGCCCAAAGGCTTTCCGCAAAGCGGGTTCCAAGTCGGCATGGCACATATAACAAAGGGCGATTGTGATATTTGCAAAACAACTTATTTATAAAAAAAACAGCATAACGCATTGGAGGTGGTAAATATAGGGATATTTAGCAGACGCAAAGAACGGCGGACAGCGGACGGCGCAGCGCAGAGCCAAAAACTCAAAGACTTTATAAGCGGTGCGGATATGGACGGCGCAGGATTGAGCCACAGCGGGGTCAATGTAGACGAGGACACGGCGCTTAAAATATCGGCGGTTTATGCTTGCGTTAAGGTAATCAGCGAAACCGTGGCGAGCTTGCCGCTAAAATTATTAAAAGAGCAGGAAAACGGCGACATGGCAAAGGCACGGCACCACCCGCTGTATTCGCTTATAGCCGATTGCCCCAATAACGAAATGACGGCGTTCACTTTCCGTGAAATGCTAATGACAAACCTTTTGCTTTGGGGCAATGCCTACGCGCATATAAAGCGCAACCGCAAAGGGCAGATCGTGGAGTTATACCCGCTGAAATCTAAAAACATGGAGGTGGTAAGAGAGCCGACAACCCGTGCCTTGCAATACAAATATACAAGCGATGACGAGGCGGCGGCAGAGACCAAAACATATCGGGCAAGGCAGATATTACACATTCCCGCATTCAGTTTTGACGGAGTTGTCGGGGTCAGTCCCATAACATACGCACGGGAAGCAATGGGCTTGTCGCTTGCCACGGAGGAGTTCGGGGCGCGGTGGTTTGGGAGCGGAGCAAGACCGGGCGGAGTTTTGGAACACCCGGGGATGCTCAAAGACCCCGAGCGTTTAAGAGAATCGTGGAATAAGGTCTACCAAGGCACGGCAAACAGCCACAAAATAGCGATATTAGAGGAAGGCTTGTCATATAAGCCGATAGGCATGAGTCCCGACGACAGCCAATTTTTAGAAACGCGGCAATTTCAATTAAGTGAAATATGCCGTATTTTTAGAGTGCCGCCCCACATGATAGGCGATTTATCACGCTCGACATTTTCAAACATAGAGCATCAAAGCATAGATTTTGTCGTGCATACCATACGCCCGTGGCTTGTTAGATGGGAGCAGGCAATAAGGCGGTCGCTACTCACTGACACCGAGCGGACAATTTACCACCCGAAATTTAAGGTGGAGGGATTGCTTAGGGGCGATTTTAACAGCCGGATGCAAGGCTACGCAACAGCAAGGCAGAATGGGTGGATGAGCGCAAACGAGATACGGGCTTTAGAGGATATGAACCGAATACCAAACGGCGGGGACGAATTTTTAGTCAACGGCAATATGGTCACGGAGCAGCAAGCAACAAAAATTAAGGAGGATTTGAAAATCAAAAATGAGTAAGACAAATAACATACGAGGGCAGCCGCTAGAGCGTAGGGCTTTGACCCTCAAGGAATTACGGGTTAGTGAATCCGAGGGCAAGGACACATATATCGAGGGTTATGCAAGCGTCTTTGACAGTTGGAGCGAAACGCTCGGCGGGGATATTTTGCCCTTTAGGGAAAAGGTCTGCAAAGGGGCATTTGCCGAGAGTATCGCAAATGACGATATAAGGGCGTTATATAACCATGACCCAAATTATGTCTTAGGGCGCAACAAAGCCGGAACTTTAGAGCTTACCGAGGACGAGCGGGGGCTTTATGTAAAAATTAAGCCGCCCAAGGCACAGTGGGCAAAGGATTTAATGTGCAGCATAAAGCGCGGCGATGTAGACGCAATGAGTTTTGGCTTTGCTGTTATACTCGACAAATGGTACGCAGCAGAGGGGGCGGATGTTAGGGAACTAATCAAAGTAAAATTATACGATGTTAGCCCCGTGACCTTTCCGGCATACCCCGCCACCGAGTGCGATGTTAGAAGCATATACGACACTCGCAAAAAACAAATTGACCTTGACGCAGCAAATACTGCCGAGAGCGAGGCAAAAAAACAACAAAAAATAAACAGCCTAAAAAAGGCAATTTTGGAGGATTAAAAAATTTATGAAGAAAAAAGAATTACAGGCACGGCTTGCCGACGCTAAAATGCGCGGGCAGGCTATTTTTAACAAGTCGGAGCAAAGGGAATTAACCGACGAGGACATCGCTTGTCTTGACAAGATAAAAGCAGAGATTGACAAATATAAAAAACTGCTTGATTGTGTCAAGGATATGGGCGACGGCGGAGCGGACGAGCAGAACTCAGACGAGGGCGGCGGCGATAAGGATAAATACAAAGAGGACGATGAGCCGCCCAAGGACGACCCCGCCAAAAAAGACGAGCGGAGCTTTAGGAGTTTAGGGGAGCAGATGATGGCGGTGTATAGAGCCAGTCAGCCGGGTGCAAAGTTAGATATGCGTTTATCAACCCGCTCGGCATCAGGACTTAACGCAACCAACCCAAGCGACGGCGGATTTTTGGTGCAGACGGACTTTGTAAAAGACCTATTAAAGCGCACTTATGAAACGGGAATTTTAGCGTCTAAGTGCAAGCGCATTCCGCTGACCACAAACGCAAACAGCCTAAAAATAAATGCTATTGACGAAATCAGCAGAGCAAACGGGTCGCGTTGGGGCGGCTTGCAGACCTACTGGGAAAATGAGGCGGATCAGTTTACAGCAAGCAAGCCTAAATTTAGGCAAATGGAATTAAGCCTTAAAAAATTGACGGGGCTTTGTTATGTAACCGACGAACTGCTGCAGGACGCATCCGCACTAGAAAAAGTAATCAAAGAGGGCTTTGCCGAGGAGTTCGGATTTAAGATGGATGATGTTATTTTAAGAGGTAGCGGAGCGGGACAGCCGCTAGGCTTTCTTAATAGCGGCGCACTTGTTAAAGTCGATAAGGAAGCGGGGCAGACAAAGAAAATCACAGTTGAAAACCTTGTTAAAATGTGGTCAAGAATGTGGAGCCGCAGCCGCTCAAACGCCGTTTGGTTTATTAACCCCGAAATTGAGCCGCAGCTTTACACTTTGACAGTCGGCGACAAGCCCATATATATTCCGGCGGGCAGTATGGCAAATGCACCATACGCAACACTACTCGGCCGCCCCGTAATTTCCTTAGAGCAATGCTCGGAGTTAGGCGAGGTTGGGGACATAGTTTTAGCGGACTTGTCGCAATACCTTTTAATAGACAAAGGCGGCATAAATACGGCAAGCAGTATTCATGTACGCTTTCTATACGACGAGGCTGTTTTTAGATTTATTTACAGAGTCGACGGGCAGCCGATTTGGAACAAAACACTCAAGCCATACAAAGGCGATGCAACAGTATCGCCGTTTGTAGCATTAGCAAAAAGATAGGAGGAAATAAAAAAATGGCAGTAATACGCAATTTAGACATTAGGGTGCTAGAAGCTCCCGCCGCAATATTTAATGCGGATATAGAAACGGACAGGGTCGCACTCGAAAACGGGCAAGCGGCGCATTTTGTTATAGCAACTGGCGAGGGAACGGTGCAGACTCTGACCGCTTCCCTTTACGGAGTTAGAGGCGACGACGGCGGCGAGGAACTAATCCGCACGGCAGAGATTAGAATCGGCGGCAACGCCGAAAACAAGATAGTCTTTGCCGCAAGGGAACTGGCGCATAAAGAATTATGCTCAGTTTTTCTCAAAATCCCTAGCGCAAGCGATGCGGACACAATCGGTACAATTTTTGTCGTATTGACAAACGAAAGGTACTCGGGCTAAAGGGGGTGGACACTATGCCAACTTTACAAGAGGTAAAAGACTATTTGGGAGTAGACGGGGGTCATAGCGACCCCCTTTTACTTTCACAATTAGAGGCGGCGCGGGAGTTAGTAGAAAGCATTTTGCGCTATCAAATCGCAAAAATCAACCCCGTTTCCGCAACAGTAAAAAATGCGGTTATGTTTGCAACCGCCTATATGTTTACGGGCAGAGAGCAAGCGGACGCTAAAGTTTTAGAGCAAATGCTCCGCTCAATGCTTTCTTCCTTGCGAAGGGAGGTTTTTTAGTATGAAACAGCGGCAGCGCCACACAAAAGACAAAAAGGTTAGGGCGTTTAAGGCGACCCCTCGCGTCCTGTGGGGTTTTGAGCGGGTGGTCAAGACTTACTCGCACTCAGAGAACAGCGGCGGGTGGTGGGCGCACCTTCGGCACCTAAACCAATCGGAACAGCACAAAGCAAGGCAGGTGCAAAGCAAC